TGGAACAGTAACAATTGACGGTTCGTTAGTTGAAACTTCTGCTTTACGATATAAAGAAAATGTACAAGATTTAGAAGATACTTCTAAAGTAATGCAATTACGTCCTGTAACATTTAATTGGAAAAAAGACCAAAAACACGATATTGGACTTATTGCAGAAGAGGTAGCAAAGTTATACCCTGAATTAGTGGAAAGTAAAGATGGTGAGGTACAAGGTATTAAATATACTAAGTTAACAGCGGTGCTTATTAAAACCGTACAAGACTTAAATTTTAGAATAAAAGAACTAGAAAATAAAATAATATGAGAATAGATAACCCTATAATTTCAGGATCCTTAAATGTAGGAAACGGATTTTCAGGTTCATTCTCAGGTTCATTTGAAGGAGTAACTGTTTCAACTACTTCTGGTTCAGTAGGGGATTTAACAGTAACTAGAATAACAGAAACTTCTGCTTTAGAATTAAAAACTGATATTAAAAGTTTAAGATCATCAAATAAAATTTACCAATTAAGACCTGTAAGTTTTAATTGGAAAGAAGATAATAGAGAAGATATTGGATTAATTGCTGGTGAAGTGCAAGAACATTATCCACAATTAGTAAAAAATGATGGTGAAGGGAATGCTTTGGGTGTTAACTACTCTAAACTAACAGCTATATTAATAAAAGCAGTTCAAGATTTATCCTCTCGTATTTCTACCTTAGAAAATAAATAAAATCTAAAATTAAGTTATGGCAATCCAACAAACAAAAATTACAGAAGACGAGTTAAAAGAATTAACAGATTTTCAACAAAGCATTAACACTATAACATTCCAACTTGGACAAGTAGCGTTAAGGAGATTAAATCTAGAACAAGAAGAAGAAGTTTTAGAAATTCAATACACTAAACTTATTCAAGTAGAAAAGCAATTAGGTGACAAACTTAAAGAAAAATACGGAGATTCACAAATCGACTTAAAAACAGGGGAATTAACATTATCTTAGTAACATTCTTAGAAACCCTTCACATATTTATTCATTGATAAAATAACAACAATAAACAATGGCTGAAACATTATTATCCCCAGGCGTATTAACACGTGAAAACGACCAATCGTTAATCACCCAAGGTCCTATAACAGCGGGTGCTGCTGTAGTTGGTCCTACCGTAAAAGGACCTGTTAACATACCTACTTTAGTTACTTCTTATAGTGATTACAAAAATAGATTTGGTGGTTCTTTTTCAAGTGGAAGTGTTAAATTAGAATACTTAACTTCAATTGCTGCTAATAACTACTTCCAACAAGGAGGTCAAACTTTATTAGTAACACGTGTTGTTAATAACGCTAATGGAGCCTATACTCATGGTAAAGCTACTATCACAGCAGCTACAGGATCTATTGTACTAAGTACTCTATCTGTAGGTGATTTACTGAACAACTCAGGTAGTGTTTCTACAAATGGCTCATTAGTAAATGGTTCACCTGATAATATAAGATGGGAAATCGCAAATTCTAATGCAGGAAGTGGTCAATTTAACTTATTAATTAGACGTGGTGATGATAACACAGCCAGTAAAACAATATTAGAATCTTGGTCTGGTTTATCACTAGATCCAAATTCACCAAATTATATAGAACAAGTAATAGGTAATCAGGCTCCTAGATTCACAACAGATTCAGACGGAAACCCATATATCGAAAATACAGGATCTTTTATAAATAACAGCCGTTATGTAAGAGTTGCTTCTGTAACAAATCCAACATATAATTATTTTGATAATGATGGTGTTGCTAAACCTTTATTTGCAGGACATTTACCTTTAGCAGGTAGTGGTTCCTTATCTGGTGCCTTTAATAACGCTACCGGGTCTGTATATGGTAGTGGTTCAAATGGAACTTTAGGAATGTTTGAAGATATAAACTCATTAAGTATCCAAGGATTACTTCCTGATAATTATACTTCTTCATTATCTTTATTACAAAACCAAGACGAATACGATTATAACGTCTTAATCCTCCCAGGTATAACAATACAAAATGGTTCTGCTGCTGTTGCTTCCGCAATCTCTATAGTAACAAATAGAGGAGATGCAATCGCTGTTGTAGACACAAGAGATTTTGGTGCTACGTTAAGCCAAACAATAACCGCAGCAACAACACAAGATTCAAGTTATGCTGCAACATACTGGCCATGGGTTCAAGTATTATCTAACGAAACTGGAAAGTTAGTTTGGGTACCTGCTTCAACAGTAATTCCAGGAGTATACGCAACTAACGACAGACTAGGAGCCGAATGGTTTGCACCTGCAGGATTCAATAGAGGTGGAGTTGGTGGAGTTGTACAAGCCGAAAGAAAATTATCACCTGCTGATAGAGATAAATTATACTTAGGTAAAGTTAACCCAATAGCATCCTTCCCAGGACAAGGTCCGGTAATATTTGGTCAGAAAACATTACAATCTAAAGCTACTGCATTAGATAGAATTAATGTTAGAAGATTATTAATTAACCTTAAGAGTACAATTGGACAAGTTGCTGAAGGATTATTATTTGAACAAAACACCGCTGCTACAAGGAATAGATTTATAAACCAAGTTAATCCTTATTTAGAATCTATCCAACAAAGACAAGGTCTATATAGCTATAGAGTAGTAATGGATGAAACGAATAATACTGCCGACGTAATTGATAGAAACCAAATGGTGGGGCAAATATTTATCCAACCAACCAGAACAGCAGAATTTATAATCCTAGATTTTAACGTAACACCTACGGGAGTTGAATTCTAAAAAGGAAAAATAGACAATATTTATAATAAACAAATCATAACATGGCAGTATTAGATCCAAACGAAATAATGTTCACCGCATTTGAACCTAAAGTACAAAACAGGTTTATAATGTATTGCGACGGAATCCCAGCTTACCTAATTAAATCAGCTACTGCACCGGGATTCGAAGCAGGTGAAATCATCTTAGACCACATAAACACTTACCGTAAATTAAAAGGTAAAGTAAGATGGAATGACATGACACTTAGCTTATATGACCCCGTAACTCCATCTGGAGCTCAAGCCGTAATGGAATGGGCACGTCTGGCACACGAAAGTGTAACAGGTAGAGATGGTTACTCTGATTTCTACAAAAAAGACTTAACATTAGATATTTTAGGTCCTGTAGGAGAGGTAGTAGGAGAATGGGTAATTAAAGGTGCCTATGTTAAAACTGCAGCATTCGGTGATTACGATTGGGCTAACGAAGCCGCTATCAATCTATCAGTTACTATAGCAATGGATTACTGTATATTAAATTTCTAATACCCCAACCCTCCATACCCTTGAATCAGGTACTCAATTTTGAGTACCTTTTTCTATTTTATATATTTATATCCACAAATAAGTTATTTAAAGTATGGAAGAAAACGTTACAAAATCGAAGTTCCCCACAGAAATGGTGGACTTGCCTTCAAAGGGCCTTATCTACCCCAAAGACAATCCTTTATCAAGCGGTAAAATTGAAATGAAATACATGACCGCTCGAGAAGAAGATATCTTAACAAACCAAAACTACATTTCAAAAGGTATTGTATTAGATAAACTAATCGAATCACTAATTGTATCAAAAATCAACTTCAATGATATTATCGTTGGAGACAAAAATGCGCTTTTAATCGCATCACGTATTTTGGGTTACGGGAAAGACTATACATTTAGAGCCTACAATTCAGATACGCAAGGAATCGCTGATTTCACGGTTGATTTAACCACTCTTAACGACAAAACGTTAGAAGAAGGCATATTGAAAGAAGAAGGTGTAAATGAATTTGATTTTATTTTACCACATTCAAAATTACCAATTACATTTAAACTCTTAACACACGGTGATGAAAAATCAATCGAAAGGGAAATAACAGGTATGAAAAAAATACGACCTGATTCAAACCCTGAAATCACCACTAGACTAAAATACATTATTACTTCAGTAGAGGGTGATAGAGAAAAGAAATCTATCCGCGAATTTGTAGACAATATATTATTGGCTAGAGATTCTAGATCATTACGTGAAGAAATAAGGAAAGTATCACCAGATGTTGAATTAAAATATACCGGGGAAGGTGCAGAGGAGGGCATCAATATCCCCATTAATCTTAACTTTTTTTGGCCTGACAGCGGAATATAGATCCAATCTATTTTCTCAAATACATGAAATTGTATTTCACGGACAAGGTGGTTATGATTGGAATACTGTATACAACATGCCTATTTGGTTACGAAATTTTACCTTTAAAAAATTAGAGGAACATTACGAAAAACAAAACAAGGCAGCTAATGCGCAATCAAATACATTATCAAATAATCCCAAAGAAATAGCAAGACCTAATATAAATCCTGCTAACGTATATAATTCTCAAGTGCCTGCTAAAAAGTAGGCACTTTTTATATTTATATTATATAATTAGTCAATGGCCTCACAAGAAGAATTAGATAGAGCAAGAGAACTTCGAGATATAGAGAATGACAGAGTCGGTATATCCGGCGAAGTTCTTGATAATTTAAGAAGTGCATCAAATGTCGTATCAGATACTGTTAGTAAACTTAAGTTTGAAAAACAGGAAAGATCGGATATTAGGTCTATAACTAGAGAACTTAATAAAGTTGCTAAAGATAATTATTCTTTGAGTTTAAATGAATTAGGTAGTAGTAAAAATTTAGCTAAATTACAAAAAGATCAAGTCAATCTCCAAAAACAAATACTTCAAGCCTCTAAACTAAGAGATCAATTCTCAAAAAGTTTAATAGAATCTGAATTTGATTTATCAGTCGCATTAGAATCCCAAGTAATTGAAGCCCAAAAACTATCAGCCCAATTAGCTATTATAGAAGAAGAATCTTTAAAAATTGCCCAAAATATGGGGGTAAAAGGTTTTGCGGTTGCGGAAGATATAGTAGGGGCAATCCCCGGATTACGACAATTTAAAGGAACATTTTCAGAGGCCGCAAATTCCGCTAGATCAATAGCTGCAGCTGGGGGTAGCTCTGCAGAAGCATTTGCCGCGGGGGCAAAATCACTATTAAGTGCCGCTAAATCAGCTATCCCCTTACTTTTACTTAATGAATTATTTAAGTCATTATCTTTCCTAGATGAATCTAGTGGTAAATTAGCTAAGAATTTAGGTATATCATATGATGAAGCCCTTGGTTTAACCCAAGAACTTTATGAATCTTCTATACAAAGTAATAATATATTTATAAACACCTCAAATTTAATAGATTCCCAATTACAACTTAGTAATGCTTTAGGTACTAATGCTAAATTAAGTAACGATATATTAGTTACTCAAACTGAGTTAACTAAAATGGCGGGGTATAGTGTAGAAGCTGCTAATCAACTTAGTATTTTATCTCTAGCTACAGGTAAGTCTACAGAAGATATTACAACCCAATTCTTAGGTCAAGCTAAAGCTTTAAATATTAATAATAAGTTATCTTTAAATGAAAAACAACTCTTAGAAAGTATAGCAAAAACTTCAAAGGGGACATTAGCAACATTTGCATCCCAACCTAAAGAACTTGCAAAAGCTATTTTTGCTGCTAAAAAATTAGGATTAGAAATATCTCAAGTTGAAAAAATAGCTGATGGTTTACTTGATATAGAATCCTCATTAACAGCCGAATTTGAAGCTGAAGTAATTTCGGGAAGGCAACTTAATTTAGAAAGGGCAAGGTTTTTTGCTTTAACTAATGATCTAGCGGGGGTTTCAGAAGAACTAGGTAAGCAAGGTATCACACAAGCTTCATTTGCTAAATCTTCACGTATAGAACAACAAGCAGTAGCTGCGGCAATGGGAATGTCCCGTGATGAGTTAGGTGAAATGCTTTTAACTCAAAATGCTCTAACTGCTATAGGTGCTAAAGATGCTGAAGCTGCACGAGAAAAATTTGAAATGCTTAAAGCCCAAGGGGGTGAAGCATATGCCATAGCTAATTTAGGAGACGAAACTTATGCTCAACAACTAGCCTCAGTATCTAACCAAGAAAAATTCTTGGAATTAACTAATAAATTGAGAGATGCCTTTGTTAGTATAGCAGGACCCTTAATGGAAATTATTACTCCTATTGTTACCATATTAGCTCCTGTATTATCTGGAATAAGCCAGGTAGTAGGGTTCCTAGCTAAGAGTTTTTCAGGCATACCAGGAGTATTAGCAGGTATGATACCTTTATTGTTAAAAGCCTCCTTCATAGCAAAAAGTTTTGCATTATTAGGGTTTAAAGGAGCTATAGCAGCCATATTTAGATCTTTTGCTAGTATTCCTTTTGGACTAGGTATACCTTTAGCTATAGGTGCTGTAGGTGGTTTAGCTACTTTAATAAAAAGTGCCTCAACCCAAATTGGGGATGGTATATTCCCAGCTGATGGTAAAACACAAATATCTACAAAAGAAGGTGGGTTATTTGAAGTATCCAAAAATGATGATGTAATAGCAGCCCCTAATTTATTAGGTCAAAATAGGAGCCCTAGAAATCCTCAACCTTCAGGAACAACAAATGTTACAGTAACATTGTCAAAAACCGATATACAAGCTATAGCAAATGCCGTGAAAGAAGGCGCATCCCAAGCGAATATAAAC